GAAGAGTAAGCTTGCAGAAGTTGACGAACTTGATCCTACCCAACAAATAGAAAAAGCAAAGCTGAATAAACGAATTTCAACGGTGGAGAAACGAATTTCATTGACTTCTCCGGGCAAATATCAGTTAGAGCAGCCGTTTGCTGGTTTTGAAACCAGCCCTGCTGTAGAAATGCAGTTGTTGATCAAGAACGCAATTCAGTCCACAATGCGTTCAGGCCAAGACTTTGTTACGTTCCCCGGAAAAGAGTCATCACAGGCCAAACTGTACGAAAAAGTTTTGCCAAACCTAAAGCAAGCCGTTAAAGATTTAGGTGGTGAGAAAGCTGGATTTGACATTAAACCTATTACACTGCCAAATCCCAGTGGAGACTCGCCAACAGTTTGGGGCGTGGTTTGGTCCCCTGAAACGGCAGCTAAGATTATGCAAAAAGGCGTACCATTCAATAAGGGTGGAATGGTTGAGCGCCAGCCCACTGATAACCGCAGATATCTGTAAGGACACAACATGCCAATTGAAAAGAACATGACAATCGACGACTTGCCTGAGGGCGATGTCGCCATTGAGATGGAAGACGAGCTACCTTCGGATATTGACATTGAGTTTGACGCAGAAACCGGTGCGGTGGTCGTGAATATTGGTGCAGAAGACGATGATGTTGCCTATGACAGCAACTTAGCCGAGGTCATTGAGCCTGATGTCTTGCAGTTGATCTCTTCTGACTTGATGTCTTTGTTTGATGCTGACAAATCTTCACGCAAAGAGTGGGAAGAGCAGTACAGCAAGGGCATGAAGATGCTGGGCTTTACGTTTGAAGAGCGTACCAAGCCATTCAAGGGCGCGTGCGGCGTGCAGCACCCACTTTTGACAGAGAGTATTGTTCAGTTCCAAGCCCAAGCGCTCAAAGAATTGATGCCTGCTGGTGGTCCTGTGCGCACGCAAGTGCTGGGCAAGGAAACACGTGAGAAGTTGATGCAAGCGGACCGCGTGCGTGACTTCATGAACTACCAAATCACGACAGTGATGGAAGAGTACACACCTGACTTTGATCAGTTGCTGTTCTATGTTGGTTTTGGTGGCTCAGCGTTCAAGAAAGTCTATTACGACGAGACCAAAGGCCGCATGGTAAGCGCTTTGGTGCTGCCAGATAACCTTTATATCCCTTACACAGGCTCATCGGTGATGAGCGAGTGCCAGCGGATCACGCACCGCGTTCCGATGTCCACCAACGATTACCGCAAAGCCGTAATCCGTGGTCAGTACTTGGATACAGCGCAGATGACGACTGCGGCAGAGACTGGCCAGAGCATTATCAAGAAGGAAACAGACCGCACAACAGGCGTTGATCCTACTGGTGTGGAAGAAGAGATCTGTTTGCTGGAGTTCTTGGTTGATTTGGACATCAGGGGCTTTGAGCACAAGGATGAAGACGGCGAAGAGACCGGTATCAAGCTGCCATACATCGTCACGATTGATGAGATCTCTCAATCTGTTGTTGGTGTGCGCCGTAACTGGAAAGAGGGCGATCCTTTGTTTGCCCGCAAGCAGTACTATGTGCATTACTTGCTGGTTCAAGGCCCCGGTGCTTATGGCTTGGGCTTCTTGCACTTGGTTGGCGGTCTGACGAAGACAGCTACATCTGCATTGCAGCAATTGGTGGACGCTGGAACGCTGGCTAACTTGCCAGCAGGCTTTAAAGCCAAGGGTGCGCGCATTGCGAACGACGATACACCTTTGTCACCGGGTGAGTTCAGGGACATGGACGCTGGTGGTGCGGAGTTGTCTGCATCATTGCTCCCACTGCCGTACAAAGAGCCTAGCCAGACGCTGTTTGCTCTGCTTGGTTTTTGCGTAGATGCTGGTCGCCGTTTGGCAAGCATCACCGATATGCAAGTTGGTGACAGCAACCAGAATGCTGCTGTGGGAACGACGATTGCGTTGCTTGAAAAAGGCAGTGCGGTGATGTCTGCTATCCACAAGCGTTTGCACTACAGCCAGCGCATGGAATTTCAGTTGTTGGCCAAAGGTTTTGCAGACTATTTGCCTGCTGAGTACCCATACGATGTGCCCGGTGAGAGCCGCAGAATCAAGGCAAGAGACTTTGATGACCGCATCGATGTATTGCCTGTCTCTGACCCCAACATCTTCTCTGTTGCTCAGCGCATCACGATGGCGCAGACACAACTGCAATTGGCTCAGAGCGCACCGCAGATGCACAACATGTATGAGGCCTATCGCCGCATGTATGAAGCCATTGGTGTGCGTGATATCGACACCATTTTGAACACACAGCAAGTGGATAAGCCAAAGGATCCTGCAAGCGAGAACGCACAGGCGCTGGACGGCTCACCATTGAAGGCTTTTGCTGGTCAGCAGCACGATGCACACATCTTGACCCATATCTTGTTTGGTATGAGCCCCATGATGCAGGGCATGCCTAACGTTGCGGTTACTTTGCAGAAGCACATCTTTGATCACATCCGTTTGAAGGCGGAAGAAGAGGTGGAAGCGGAGTTGTTCCAGCAGTACGGCACAGATCCTGACCAACTTATCTCTTCTTTGCAGCGCGAAGCGATGATTGCAATCAAGGTCGCGCAGGGTTTCCAAGAGGTCAAGGCCTTGCAGAACCAATTGATGGGTCCACAGACCGATCCACTGGTGGAATTGAAGAAACAAGAGCTTGGACAGAGCGCTCAGCGCGATCAAGCTAAGCTGCAGATAGATCAACAGCGCCTTGGATTGGATCAACAGAAGGAACAGGCCGATGTTCAGTTTGATTCTGCGCGTTTGGCACTGCAACAACAGGCTGCTGCACAGAAGAATTCACAAGATGCCATACGAAATGCCCAACAAGGAGCAAAAAATGCAAACCAAAGCAGCAAAAAGTCCTAAAAAAGCGCCCAAGGAGATGTCCGGAGCGCCAAAACGTGTAAAAACACCACAAAATGATCCAAAAGTAACGTATGTTTACCGAAAAGATGCATTTAAGAAGGTAAAAATAGCGTAAAAGTGTGCATAATAGCCACGTAACCTTCGGACAGGGGTCTATCTGTCTGCTTCATTGGAGTTATCCATGCTTGAATTTGCAGAGAAAGTCATATTTGCCATTCGCAGGCTTGAAAACGAAACTAAAGACTTCGTTAGCAGCGGCAATGTCAAGTCGATGGAGCAGTACAAACATTTGATGGGCCGGTTAGAGGGTTATGCGTTTGTTCAGGAAGCCATACAGGATGCCTTGAACAAGAACTCTGATCAATAAAGGACCAACCAGATGGAAATGACTGCATTAGAGAAACGATGGGCGGAGGAAGCGGTTGAAAAAGCCGCCGCTGAAGCTTCTGCTGCTGAGGCTGCCAAGATTGAAGCGGCAGAAGAAGAGCAGCGCATCGAAAACATCAAGGATCACCTACCACAGCCTACTGGCTGGCGGGTTGTGGTGTTGCCCTACAGAGGCGCTAAGAAAACCAAGGGCGGTATTGAACTTGCCGAAGAAACCTTGGAACGACAGCAACTCACTACCACTTGCGCATATGTTTTGGCCGTTGGCCCACTCGCTTACAAAGACACCGACAAGTTTCCGGACGGTCCTTGGTGTAAAGAAGGCGATTGGATCATTTTTGGCCGTTACGCGGGCGCAAGAATGGGCATCAGTGGTGGAGAAATCCGTATTCTCAATGACGACGAAATCTTGGCTCGCATCAGCGATCCAGATGACATTCTGCACATGTAAGGAAGCATATGACACAAGTACTGAATGATTCTCAACTAGAGTTTGACCTTGGGGACGATGAAAAAGCCACAGATGTGAGCTTTGATAGACCTGAGGGCGACGAAAGTCCTGCGGCACCTGAGCCAGAAGCTAAGATCTTCCAAAAACCTGAACAGGAGGCCGCTCCTAAGAATGAGTTGGATGAGATCAGCGAAGGCGTGCAAAAACGCATCTCAAAACTCACTGCGCGCATGCGCGAGGCCGAGCGCCGTGAGCAGGCAGCCCTTGAGTACGCCAAAGGACTGCAAAACCAAACCCAGTCTCTCCAGCAAAAGCTTGTACAGACGGATTACAGCCGCCTGAACGAAGCAAAAACTCGTTTGGATACCCAACAAACTCAGTTGCGTCAAATCATCGCCAAAGCGCGTGAAGAGAACGACATCAATACGGAGTTGGAAGCGCAAGAGCGCTTGTCAGCACTGGTGGGTGAGCAGCGTCAGGTAGCAGGTTGGTTGCAGACACAGCAAGAAGAAGTTGAGAAACATCGCAATGCACCGGTGCAGCAGGCTCAAGTGCCACAACAACCTCAACGTCCCACTCCTAGCCCTCGTGCAGAGGAATGGGCAGAGCAAAACTCGTGGTTTGGACAAGACCGCGTGATGACTTATGCTGCTTGGGGCATACATCAAACACTTGTTGAACAAGAAGGTGTTGACCCGTCCTCAGATGAGTACTATACTGAACTTGACAAACGTGTTAGGAATACTTTTCCAGACAAGTTTAAAGACCAATCCAGACAACAGCGTTCCGCGCCTGCTGTTGCCCCTGCCGCCCGTAGTTCGGGAATAAATAGTGCGCGCCGTACTGTCCGGCTTTCGCCGAGTCAGGTTGCTATAGCAAAAAAACTGGGCGTTCCTCTTGAAGAGTATGCCAAGTATGTTAAGGAGTGAAACAATGACTAAAGTTACTATCGACAAAGCCCCTCGCGCAACACGCGATACGGAAAAACGTCGCCGTCCTTGGACCCCTCCCTCACGTCTTGACGCGCCTCCTGCCCCTGAAGGGTTTAAGCATCGTTGGATCCGTGCTGAAGTAAACGGGCAAATAGACAAAGCAAACGTCTATAGCCGTCTTCGTGAGGGCTATGAACTAGTCCGTCTTGAAGAACTGCCCGAAGAATACCAAGGCATGATGCCTACCGTTGATGACGGTAAGCATGCAGGTGTTGTTTCTGTTGGTGGTCTTTTGCTTGCAAGAGTTCCTGACGAAACCATTGCAGAGCGCAACGAGTATTACCGTCGTAAGGCTCAGGAACAGTTACACGCTGTTGACAACGAGATGATGCGAGAAAACGCTCACTCTACAATGCGGATCCAGAGCCCCGAGAGGAGCTCGCGCACTTCATTCCGTCAACCCTAAAAAGTTGATTTTTTAATTTTTGTAGGAGCTACAAATGGCAAATATCAATAAGCCTTTTGGTTTGCGTCCCGTTGGTAACTTGTCTGCTACTGGTGCCCAGAAGCAGTACGGCTATCAGATTGAGGATAATCAAGCCGGAGCAATTTACCAAGGCGACTTGGTCGTCGTATACGACGGTTACATCATTAAGTATGACGCATCCACACATGCCGCCCCCACAGGCGTCTTCAACGGTTGCCAGTACTATGATCCGACCCGTGCGGGCAAGCCCACATGGAAAAACTTCTACCCCGGTAGTGTCAACATCACACAAGGCATTATTGCTTGTGAAGTGTTGGATGATCCCAACCAGCTTTTCTTGATCCAAGCTGCTGGTACTATTACTCAAGCCGATATCGGTAAGAACGCTGATCCCACTGCTTCCACAACTGGTAGCACAACGACTGGTGTTTCTAACGGTACGTTGGGTACTCCCGCGAAGACTGCTGCATTGACTATGAAAATTGTTGGCTTGAGCGAACAAGCTAACAACGAATTAGGCCAGTACGCGGTTGTTGTTGTTAAACTTAATCAACACCAGTACGGTAGTACCGGCGTTGCTGCTGACGGAGCATAATCATGGCTATTACACGTTCCCAACTAGTAAAAGAACTTGAGCCCGGCCTGAACGCACTGTTCGGTTTAGAGTACAAGCGCTACGAAAACGAGCACGAAGAGATTTTCTCTATTGAGACATCTGATCGTGCATTTGAAGAAGAGGTCATGTTGACTGGCTTCGGTTCTGCTCCAGTGAAAACTGAGGGTGCCGGCGTTCAGTACGACACAGCACTGGAATCCTTCACAGCCCGCTACACACACGAGACCATTGCTATGGCTTTCGCGTTGACAGAGGAAGCTGTGGAAGATAACTTGTATGACCGCTTGTCAGGTCGTTACACCAAAGCTATGGCTCGTTCAATGAGCTTCACAAAGCAAGTAAAAGCTGCTTCTGTGTTGAACAACGGTTTCACTGCAGGCAACTATGCCGGCGGCGACGGCGTTGCATTGTTCGCAACCGATCACCCAACTGCCTTGGCTCAGAACTACTCTAACACTCCCGCAGTGGCAGCAGATCTGAACGAGACATCGTTGGAGCAGGCTTTGATCGACATCGCCGCGTTCATCGACGAGCGTGGTTTGAAGGTCGCTTTGACTGGTCGCAAGATGATTGTTCCTAAGGAACTGCAGTTCACTGCAGAGCGCCTGATGAAGAGCACTTTGCGCACTGGCACTGCTGACAATGATGTCAACGCGATCAAGTCTATGGGCATGCTCCCAGAGGGTTACGCTGTCAACCACTATTTGACAGACGTCAACGCTTGGTTCATCATCACTGATGCACCTAACGGCTTGAAAATGTTCCAGCGTTCACCTATCAAGACTGCCTTCGAAGGCGACTTTGACACAGGTAACGTTCGTTACAAGGCTCGTGAGCGTTACAGCTTCGGCTGGTCTGACCCACGTGGCGCTTACGGTTCGCCCGGCGCTTAATATTTCTTCGGAAATATTTGAAAAGGGAGCCTTGTGCTCCCTTTTTATTTGGTGTATATTGCAATCACTCCGGGGTTATCCGGTGCATTAGACTAGTCCCGGCTAGACGACATACAGACTAATGCGCCTAACTTGTATGTAAGGAAAAATCATGGCAAATACCACGTTTAATGGACCAGTTCGTTCCGTAAATGGTTTTCAAGACATTTCTATCAGTGCCACCACTGGCGCAGTCACCGTTGACGCTACATTTGGTGCTACTACCAGCGTAACTAACCTGACTACTACAAATCTGGTTTTTACTGATCAAAACCACCCCACTACTGCCGCAATTAACGCTACTGGCGTGGCTACTGCAGCACAAGTTGCAACTGGTTACATCACTTCTACTTCAGCTTCTCCTACAACCATCACATTGCCAACAGGCACGTTACTTGGTGCTGCTATTAGTGCAACACGTGGTACTGTTTTAGAGTTGTATGTGGATAACACCGCTGGCGCATCTACTGTGACCATTGCTGTTGCTACCAACGGTATCTTGTCTAGCGCTGCTGCTGATACTGCAGGTAGTTTTGGTGACTTGACCATTGCTGCTGGTGCAACCGGCCTTGCGCGCTTCACTATCATGTTCTCAAGCGCAACAGCCTACGTGTTTACCCGTACTGCTTAATTGATCTAGGGGGCCTCGGCCCCCGTTTACAAGGAGATTAATTATGGGTTTTCAATATGACGTAAAAGCGAAGACGATGGCCACGACTGCTGCCACCGGCATCGGTCAGCCTCGCGCGCGTATCAAAGCAGTCTATTTTGTTGCGGGATCTGCTGGATACATCTCTTTTACAGATGGTGGTTCTGGCGGTGTAGAGCGACTTCGTATCGCTGCTCCTGCCAGTACGGCAGGAAACGGTTCTACCTCTGTTTTAATTCCCGGAGATGGTATTGTCTTTTTAGATGATCCCTATTTAACAATCAGTGGCCCTACTTCGGTCACATTCTTCTACGGATAAGGAGTCCAAAATGGGACGAGCAGCAAAAATGGCAGACGATCAGTACCAAGGCGAAGTTCAGCCCGGTGCACAGAAGCAAGATATGGCTAAAGGCGGCCCTAAGCAAACAGCACGCAAGACAGTGGCTCCTTCTGGTTCCACTACGCCGCGTGGTGTAGGTTTGGCTCGTAACAAGCCCTGCAAGATGTACTGAAATGGCTAAGTCTCCTGCTTGGCAGCGGAAAGAAGGCAAAAGTCCCAGTGGCGGATTAAACGCCAAGGGCCGTGCTTCTTACAACAAGGCTAATCCGGGTAAACCCGGATTAAAGGCCCCGCAGCCAGAGGGAGGTTCTCGCAAAGACAGCTTTTGTGCCCGTATGGAAGGCATGAAGAAGAAGCTGACAAGCGAGAAGACCGCTAAGGATCCAGATAGCAGGATTAATAAGAGCTTACGGAAGTGGAAGTGCTAAATGGAAAGCGTTGTTTGGAACATGATCCTAACGGCAGGTATAGGATTCGTGGGTTGGGTATTGCGCGACAAGGCATCTGAGATTAATCGTCTTCAGATCTTGCTCAATCGCACCCGCGAAGAAATTGCCAAGGAATATGTGACCAAAGCCGAAGTCCATGCAGACATCAACCGTGTTTTAGACAGGCTAGACAGATTGGACGAAAAGTTAGATCGTTTAATGGCAACAACTTTAAAAGGATAGCAAAATGAAACATAAAGACGGCGGACTCGCAAAAAAAGGCGAAGGCATTGCTAAAAAAGGTTTTGCCAGTGGCGGCATGGTTGCTGGTATGGGCCAGTCACAGGGTAAAACCCTGAACCAAAACGTCAAGAAATTGGAAGGCGATAAAGTTGCCGTCCGTGGTGTTGGTGCAGCCCGTGCCCGCACAGCAATGATCTACTGATATGGCTGTTTCCGGCGTATCCGATTTCGATCTGCAGTTTGACGACCTCATAGCTGAGGCGTATGAGCGCTGCGGTATTGAGGTGCGCGACGGTTACGACATGAAGACGGCGCTGCGTTCCGTCAACTTGATTTTTGCAGAGTGGGCAAACAGAGGATTAAACCTTTGGACCATTGAGCAGCGCCAGCAGGTGCTGACGCCCGGGGTGTATGAGTATGACCTACCCGCAGACACGATTGACGGCCTTTCAGCCGTGATTCGGACCAATGCCGGCCAGTCTACTCAGCAAGACATCACAATTGACCGTATAGGCCGCGCTGAGTGGCTCCATGTGCCCAATAAGTTGACCCAGTCACGCCCTGCGCAGTACTACATTCAACGCACAGTGCCGGCCAAGGTGTTTCTGTATCCATCTCCTGATGCAACGCAGACTTGGACCTTTGTCTACTACGCAATTCGCCGCATGGACAATGCTGGTGGGTTTAGCAATACAGCGGACATCTCTTTCCGTTTCTTGCCGTGTTTGGTAGCGGCTTTGGCGTACTACTTGTCGGTCAAGAAAGCGCCGGACCGCGTCATGCTGCTTAAGCAGATGTACGAAGAAGAGTTTATGCGTGCAGCTTCTGAAGACCGTGAGCGTTCGGGCTTCTTTGTGGTACCTACGTACACGCAGAGGTAAGCTATGGCCTATGTATCAGGCAAATTTGCAATTGCGCTGTGCGACAGGTGTGGCCAACGGTACAAACTCAATACGCTTATCAAGGAATGGACGGGCTTTAAAGTCTGTCCTGAGTGCTATGAGCCCAAGCATCCACAGTTGGAGCCAAAACGCACGATAAATGAGCCACAGGCCTTGCATCAGCCTCGCCCAGAGAGTAGACTTGCGGTTACCGTCTACGTCGGGTTCACGGCTGATACTTCGTTTGCTAGTATTGGGATGATGCCGATGCCTTATGCGAAGCCTTTGTGGGCTGCTGCGGTGCTTTCACCGGTCAAAACGAGCATCATATGACATACACGGAATTAAAAGCTGCGATCATTGCGTACACGGAGAATCAGGGCTTCACTGCCACTGATTTAGCCACGTTTACAAAGCAGGCTGAGCAGCGTATTTACAACTCGGTTCAAATTGCCAATTTGCGCAAAAACGTGACGGGTGTTCTGTCTTCTGGCAACAAATATTTGGCATGCCCTAACGATTACTTATCCAGCTATTCTTTGGCTGTTTATCCCTTTGTCAGCACTACGGCAACAGGCACTGCAGGGCAATCAACCATTGTTGTAGCCAGTGCCTCGGGTATTGTTGTGGGTCAATATGCTGCTGGATCAGGGATTGGCACGGAGGCGGTAGTAACGCTGATTGTTGGCACAACAATTACATTGAGCGTGGCCAATAGCGGCACAGTATCTGGAGCAGTGACGTTCCAAGGCGACTACACGTACTTGTTGAATAAGGATGTCAACTTTATCCGTGAGGTGTACCCTAATCCGCGTGATGTAGCACTTCCTAAGTACTATGCTATTTTTGGTCCACAGTCGGCAAATGATGCTGAATTGTCCTTCATTTTAGGACCTACTCCGGATGCCAATTACTACGCGGAATTGCATTATTACTACTACCCACCATCAATTGTGACAGCAGAAACCACATGGTTGGGGGATAACTTTGACTCTGCACTTTTGTATGGCTGCTTGGTAGAAGCTTACACATACATGAAGGGCGAGCAGGATATGATGGTTTTGTACGATACGAAGTACAAAGAAGCGCTGATGCTCTTGAAGAACTTGGGCGATGGCAAGCAACGTGGCGATGCTTATCGCGATGGTCAAGTCAAACTACCGGTGAGATAACGCATGATTACAGCAGGACTTACCGACAGTTTCAAGGAGCAGTTGCTCCTTGGTGTGCATGATTTTGAGACAGATGTCTTTAAGATTGCGCTCTACACTTCTTCAGCCGTGCTGGGCCCCACTACGACCGTTTACACCAGCGTAGGTGAGGTATCTGGGACAGGGTACACCGCACCGGGGCAAATCTTGCTGAATGTCACCGTCAACTTGGGGATGGGTATTGCATATGTCAGTTTTACCAATCCTGCATGGCCCGGATCCACGTTTGCAACGCGTGGCGCACTGATTTATAACTCTTCAAAGAGCAATAAGTCGGTGGGGGTGTTGAACTTTGGTATTGACCAGACTATGCTTGGCCAAGAATTTATCATCCAGTTGCCAACGAATGATCCCGAAACCGCTTTGATCCGAATTACTTAAGGAGTCTCACATGAGCTTAGATAAAATGACCGCTACAGACCAAGTGTCAGCAGCAACAAAATACAACACAACGCCTTCTGACCAAATGGCTATCAATGGTTACTACCACGCTGTATGCTACGGCGCTGATGGTCAAATTAAGTGGGAAGCCCCCATTGAAAACTTGGTAACAACTGTTGGCCAGAACTTGACTTTGGACACCATCCTTGGCAACTCAGCCGCTGGCGCAGTTGTAATGGGTTTAAAGGGTACAGGCACAGCCATAGCTGCTGACACACAGGCTTCTCACGCAAGCTGGAATGAGGTGGGTGGCACTAACGCTCCTGCTTACTCTGGCAACCGTCCTACACCATCATTTAGTGCGGCTTCTGCTGGCAGCAAGACTACATCTTCTGCCGTGTCTTTCTCTATTACATCAACAGGTACGGTAGCTGGCTGCTTTATCAACATTGGCGGTAGCGCAACTAAAGATTCAACGACCGGCACATTGTTTTCTGCCGGTGATTTTTCTAGTTCCAAGGCTGTTGTTAACGGCGACACAATTGCTGTCTCATACACATTGACATTGACCTAAGATGGCCTACGGTTGGGGTGATAACGCTTGGAGTGACTTTGGTTGGGGCGGTGTCACCGCCTACGACGAGAGCGTCACTGAGTCGTTAAACACCCAGACCGCATGGGGCGCAGATACATGGGGGTCAAGTGGCTGGGGCGGTGTTGTAGGAATTGCAGAAACCCAAGAAGCCCAAGTCACTTATGGAGTGGCAGTCAATGAGTCTGGGGTTATAGCCGACAATCAGTCTGCAACTACGGCGTTTGGAGCATCTGTCACAGAAACTGCTGTCATTACAGATGTACAGTCAGCAATAGCTAATTATGGACTGTCTATTAGCGAAACAGCATCCATATTTGAAACCCAGATCGTAGCAGCAACTTTTGCTAAAGCTATTACAGAGACTTCGGCTATTGCGGAATCCCAGTCGGTAGCAGCTACATTTGCCAAGTCTATTACTGAAACTGTTGGAATTGCAGAATCACAGACCGTGGCTGCAACCTTTGCTAAATCTGTCATTGAAACTGCTTTAATACAAGACAGCAATACGGCTCTGACAGCTTACACAGCAACAGTTACGGATACAAATGCTATTTCTGATGCAAATACGGCGCAAACAAGTTATAACGAATTGGTTAATGAAACCGTAGCCATAGCAACCGTTGAGCAGGCAGTCGCTACATTTGTAGCAAGCATCACGGAAAGTATTGCTATTTCCGAACAGCAGTTGTTTGTGTGGTTGGCAACAATGATTGAAACTGCTGGGTTAATGGATTCTCAACTTGTTGGAACGTATTACACAGAATTTTTAACAGAATCTGCCACAATTACGGATACAAATACTGGTGGTGCAAATTACCAACTAAGCCGGACGGAAACGATGGCTATAACAGAAACAAATGGTGGACGGTTCTTGTGGGAAATTATTGATGACACACAAGGCGTTACATGGCAAAATATCAGCAATCCGCAAACACCGGGCTGGGGTGCTGTTGATACAACGGAATCGCCCGGTTGGACACAAATTTCTACACAGTAGGAGCATTAAATGGCAAATACGGCACTAATTGGCCTCACGCTACCAGCCACGGGCACACTGTCCGGGCAGTGGGGCGACACAGTTAACAACGCCATCTCGCAGATCGTTGACGTTGCCGTTGCTGGTACGCAGACAATCTCCACTGATGCTGACGTTGATTTATCAGTTACCGTTGGTACATACGCAGGTACGGGCTTAACATCCACAAGCTCCCAGTACGCAGTTCTCCTGTGCACAGGCGCACGTACAGCGGCTCGTAACATCAACACCCCCAAGCAGTCTAAGACATACGTTGTCATCAATGATACGTCTGGTGGCTTTGCAATCACAGTGCGCGGAGGCCCAACATCTCCTACGACTGGTGTAACTGTAGCGGCAGGCACACGGGCAATCATTGCTTGGAACGGCTCTGACTTTGTAAATGTAGGCGGTGGCTCTGCGGCTGGTTCTACCACTCAGGTTCAATTTAACAACGCAGGTGCTTTCGGCGCTTCTGCTAACCTGACCTTTGACGGTACAACGCTGACGGCTAATGATTTCATTGATTCTTCACTGACAGCCAGCAAGCCTGTATTCACAAACGGCAGTAAGAACTTGGTGTCTACTGGAACGCTGGGCGTTGACCAAGGCGGCACAGGTTTAACCACTTTGACGCTTAACAACGTGATTCTAGGTAACGGTGCATCAAACCCAACGTTTGTAGCTCCCGGCTCAACCGGTAATGTTTTGGTGTCTGATGGCACTACGTGGACATCCGCCGCACCTGCGGCTTCTGGTGTATCTCAAGCGAGAGCAACGGCTATCGCAATGGTCTTTGGCTTTTAAGGAACTATCATGGCAAATCCAAATCTTTTCGCCGCGACCACAGCGTCAGGCACAACTACATACCTCACACCCAGTGCTACTACTGCTGTTGTTCTTGTACCTAATGCGGCTTCTAGCGGTCAGGTTTTCAAGATCAACCAGATCGTTGCGGCTAATGTGAATGGCTCTGCGGCGGTAGATACTACTGTTGCAATCTACACCAACGGTGCTGTAGCTCAAGGCTCTGCCCCATCTAGCGGTACGGCTTACCCAATCGTGTCTACGGTGTCTGTTCCTGCTGATGCTTCATTGATCGTGGTTGATAAAACAACAGGTTTGTACTTGATGGAAGGCTCATCCATTATTGTGACTTCGGGTACAGCCAGCGGTATTACATACAGCATTAGTTATGAAGTAATTTCTTGATCGGGGCGACAGATGTCCAATCGCTACCAAGGCGGGTTCATTACCGCTTCCTATAACGGGTTGAAAGTACCTGATGCGCCTACTATTGGCACGGCAACGGCGGGTAGTGGTTCTGCGTCTGTAACTTTTACAGCACCCTCTAACGTAGGTGGCGGGGCTATTACTGGGTATACAGTCATATCTTCACCCGGAAGCATTACAGGGACGGGCACATCTTCTCCAATTACAGTTAGCGGTCTTACAGTTGGTACAGCCTATACATTTACTGTAGTAGCTACAAACGTTTATGGTAATAGTCCAGCTAGTGCGGCATCAAATAGTGCTACTCCAACAGCCCCGGTTGCTTCTGCTGTTGAATATCTTGTAGTTGCTGGTGCTGGCGGTGGCAGTGATGGTGCTGCTGGCTATAGCGGTGGCGGTGGCGGTGCGGGTGGTTTTAGAACAGCGTCTGGATTTTCTGTATCTTCCGGTTCGGCAATCACTGTTACTGTGGGTGCAGGCGGTGCATCTGCTGCTAATGGATCAAACTCTGTATTTAGCACAATTACTTCTACGGGCGGTGGAACAGGGGGTTTTGGTACAACCCTTAATGCCAATGCAGGTGTT